TAGGCCAATACTTCTTTAAAGTACCAGCTAAGTTATCATCCTTTTGGTTCTGTTCTGCTACATAATCTACTAAGCCAGCAGTACCGATATCGATACCAAACTTAGACATGTATTCAAATGATTTTCTGTTACCTAAAGTTTGTAACCATTTTGGTGCTTTACCAGCTGCATGTATTTTAGAAGCACCTTGTATTGCCATACTTCTAAGACCTAGTGAGGGTAACACTAGACCTGAGATGTTACGTACAGCTGTAGATACTTTGTCTTCATACTCAGGTAGTTTAGGTACGTTAAAACCTGTAGCTAAGTTGAAAGTATCTGTCATTGTATCTAAGACACCAACAGCAGGGGCTACACCTTCGTATAAGTTTTTAGGCATACCTCTAATGGTACCTTCAGCTACATCTTGTGCGAAACCTAACGCACCTTCTCTAGGGACGAATCCCTCTTCTCCGGGTGCTATGTATCCTTCCGTAGAAGGTTGTTGTACTTGATCAGGTTGGGTAGGAGTATCCGTAGGTACTTCTGAACCTGATTGTACATTCATTCCAAAATTATCTAAAGTAGATTGTATATCTTCTAAAGAAATATTGGAAAGATCTATTTCATCCATAATTTAATTAAGTTACTTTACTAGTAAGATCACCCTTTTGTACTTCAATAATACCCATGTCTTCTCTTAATTTCCTTGTATATACCCCTTGGAGGAATTCTTGTATCCCTTCCTGAGAGGTACCTGCAGCTTTCATTTCTTGTACTTTACGTTTAATAGGGTCTGTCACCCCTTCTGTAACAGGAGATACTGTCTGTAAGATTGTATATATTAATTGTCTTTGATGCAGATTCAGATAATCAGGACCATACCATCTCATTATATGCTGTATGGATTGTATAACACTTTCTTCATTTGCTACTAATTTAGCTTCCGGTAGTTCTGATAGACGTGTTAAACGTTTTGTAAGTAGATTACTCATTTGTACATCAGGTTTAGGTTCCGTATCTCCCGGTTTGAAATTATAACGTTTAACAAATTCTTTGTCATTATCGTCACCATTTTCTAAAGCTTTAATAGCTAATTCATAAGCTTGACCCGGTAATAGACCTTCTTCTGCAGAAATCTCTTTCCATTCTTCATTGAAGTAACCGTTTTGTCTGTATCCTAAAAGTAAGTTTTTACTAATAATTCCATCTGGCGTTTTATGTCTAATAGCTCTGTCAGGGTAGTCGTTTTGTCTTTTACTAATAGCTTGTGATATATTATTATTTTTAAGATTATAATGATAACCTGCTGTATTTAATCTTTTTAGATTTCTAGAAAGATTAGGTAATGTTCTATTACCATTTTTTGTAACATAAGAAAATATACCCGGACCATTTTCTTCACCCCAACCATTTCTTAATTTCCAAGCTTCTACTTCCTCTTGAACTTCAAATTTAATATTATTAGTTGGCAGATTATTTTGTAAGGCTACTAGTAACTTATCAGCTTTTAATTCATTAGCTTTTTGCTGTATTAAAGTAATAGCATTTTGTTCATCAGTAGTCTTGCTCTCTCCTACATCAAAAGATCTTTTACGAGTATAGTTACTTACTTCACCTTCAATTACTCCTTCTTGTTCAGTCCATTTATTATCTTTATCCCATTTAATTTTTCCTTCAACAAGTGGTGTCCATTTATTTTCTAATATTATATTCTTTTCATTTTTAATGTCTTGTAGAGTTAGTGATGAATTATCCCATAGTTTTTGAAAGTCCTTATTAATTTGAGCAGCCCTATCTTTATTGTAAGCATTAGAATTATAGTTAGATAATTTTTTATACCAATCTGTATGCTCTTGTCCGTTGATCTTAGCATCTAATAAAAAACTATCTACTTGTTCTTGAGTGGTTTCTTCCTTAATTATAGCAGCTTCCATCCGTGCTCCACGAAGTGCATATTCAGCATCATGATTAGCTTTAACCTGAGTTAAATATTCCTGCTCACCTTGCTCTATAAATCTCCAATCATCAGCACTAAATATTTTATCCCCTTCTTTACCTCCGGGAAACTTCATTAGTTCGCCTTTTTTCATGGCGTCTATAACTGTGCCGTCTATTTTACCAGCTTTATTTAAACGATATAAAAAATTAACCGCATTATTTTTACCTTTTATTGGATCAAGTGATCTAAACTGTGTAACTAAATTATTTAATTCTGTTGAAGCTGAAAGTGGGTTAAGTTTTGGATTTAATTTTAAATTAGAAAATGAAGCTACATGTTCTTCATTCTGTTGTTGAAATTTAACAGTTTTATAATCAAGTTTTTCTTTTAATTTTTTTGTATTAGAAAATCGTTGAATTGCAGGTTCAAAATGTGCAGATATAAATCTTTCACTTAATTTAAGTGGAGCTAATTTCTGCCTTATTTGCCCTCTATAAAAAGTATCTACTCTATTAGCCCTTACTGCCTCATCATATTCAAGTTGTAGTTTTCCTGTTTTATCGTTTTCAATGTCAGCATCTATGATAGATATACCATTCCGTACAATGTTCCAACCTGCTAAACGCTTTAATTTTATATTTCTACCACCACTGTATTGTTCTATAAAAGTTAGACCTTTTTCATCTAGACCTTTGTCTCTAAAATACTTTACTAAGTCAGTACTGTTTTTAGATAAAACTGATTCATCTTTAACTTGTTCATCTATAATTTTTTGATCACTAATGGGTAAGGCTTCGAACTCTTTCTTAGTTTTTTCATGAGATTTCTCTGTCTTAGTATCTGATATTTTCTTAATAGTTATAGACAAATTTGCAAGCTTTGTCGCTACATCAGGGATACTAATTTGAGTATCAGCAGCTTCTTGCTGAGCATCTCTTTGTCTAAGTTGTTGGTGGTATGTATCTAATTGACGAGACTGCCTAGCGTAGACCTTCTCTAAAGGAGTCAACCAGTCGGTGATTTGCTGTGGATCGTATTCTATTGTCATGGTTTATTGTGTTGCTGCGTAAGCTGAAGCACCTGCCTGAGCAATACTCAAAGCATCCATCATTACTGCATATCCTACGTTCTGGAAAACAGGTTTAGGTGGTGCAAGGTCAGGACTCCTGACAATAGCATTCTTAGCAAAGCTTTCCATCTGTTGAGAACGTGCTAGACCTGCAGCTTTTGCTCCAGACTTACTTAATTCTTGTCTAGATTGTGTTAGTTCATACGCTTTGCGTGAACCTTTCTTTAAGTACTCAGCTAGATCTGAGGTGCTTACTCGGTCAATGGAACGCCCAGTTCTACCAGCAGCTGCTAATTCAGCTCCTTGGCTTTGTTGTAAGAACTGTTTCCAATTACCTTCATCTTCTTGTAAAGCTTGTCCTATTTGATCTCCGAACTTCTCTTGTATATCACTATATACTTGTGATAAACCTAAGTTAGTAGAATCAATAGTTTGGTCATGCATCATCCTTTCTGTCTTAGTAAGACTTAAGGTTTGCATCCATTCAGCTTCTCTTTTTTGGAGTTTATACTCGTAATCACGCTTCATCCGCTTGTTAGCGGCTCTAGCGTTAGCTCCTAAACACACGGCAAAATTCTATAAAGGATAAGTTGTTAGGTCCATGTTTTAATTCCCTTAGAAATTTGAACCCGAGGAATTTAAGTAACTTAAGATGGACAACGTTTCTTTTATCAACGATGTTCCACAGTAACTTATCTGGTTGTCTTTC